CCGTGCATACCTAGCCTATTTACGACTTGCATGCTGTAGTGGTTCACTATTTCGTCGACATACTCTTTTTTATTTTCCAAAAACTGTTTGTTTAATTCTGTTTCGTTTTGAGGGTGAGGTGTGCCTATCTTTGGAAACTTCAATACGTTGTTCGCATTCATTTTATGACCCTCATCAAAATACAGTCTTTATTGATGCGGCCGTTTGGTGAGGTAGCTTTTGTGGTCAAGTTATCCATCAGTTTATTCAAGACCCTTTTACCACCGTTGAGTACCTGCGGTAGAACGTCGTGTGGTTTACGTAGTGCTTTTGCATATGAGTTATCAGGATCGAAGCCCTGTAACGTTGTGCCCTTCACTGAGAACCCTGCAGGGCCCATTGAGTTATATACTCTTAGGTTCTTGTATTTGACATTAAATACCCAGAGCTGACGAGCGCCGATAATTGATGATGGGTTGACACTTGCCACTTTGTAATCCACATTCTCGGTCATGAACTGCAATCGAGAGATTTGTTTCTCGACAGAGGCGGGTTTCTTGGTTCGAGTCTTGCGAGTAGTTTTCTGAGTCTGAGCATTCGCAGCTGCATCGGATACAATGCTTTTCACAAAGTCCAAAAAGCGTTTTTTCTCAGATTTTTTCATGTGACTGTAGCCCTCGTCGAGTTGCTTGTCACCCTCGACATCGTAAGCATTACCAGAGACAAGTAATTCGAGTTCCGATAAAAGACCACTGTAGTAATTTGCAATCGCATTTGACTGCTGTTGCTTCACGTTGTTTTGACGCAACCACTTGTACATATCGAAGTCACTCTTGTACTTGTTCAGAGTGAACCTATCAATCTCATCTTCGATTTCTCCAATGTACTCAGATATCTGCTCTTTTATCCTCTCTTGAATGGATGGCTTTGGGGCAGTGGGTTTCGTCTCTTTTTTCTCCTCTTGAATCTGCTTCGCTTCATCCAGAAGAGCATCGATAGTCGCATTGAAATAATTTAGACTTTCAGTGGGTAAATTACAGCCCACCGCCATCATGCGAGCTTGATAGCAACAAGTAGGATTTAATTTCCAGTCTGGGAGCCTTTTGAGCAGACGGATCTCTTTCTTGTCTCTCGGATAGTTATCGAAGAGAAGCTTCGCTTTTTCTTTGGTGTTGTAGAAATAATTGTACCAGTTATATGCTAGTCCAATTTGTGTAGAGGTGGCGACCTCATCAGTCCATTCTGGTTCACCACCCATGTACTTTTCATCGAAAGCTTTTGGTGTGCGAGGCTTACGTTTTTTGCCTCGCAAACCGAGTAGACTCTTAGGCGTTCTGGCCATGTCTCATCCTTTATTACCTGTATAGGTGCATACTAACAGGATTGAGTAATTTGTCAACAACTTTTAATTCTTTTTTAAATCATGTAGTATTTTTTGGAGCATAGATTCCCATTCAGGTATGCGAGATTGCCAACTATAAAAGTTATCTGCATAGATCTTCTGCATTGTTAGCTTACCCTGATGTCGCTCATCATCATATGCACTCATAACAGCTTGTAGAAGACCAATAAATTCGTTCACATGCCTATTTGGATCTTCATCCCACTGATACATGTTGGCGAAGCAAGTCGCTGTTTCTGGTAGTGCTGCATGATTCGGGCAAACAATGGCACAGCCCGCACTCATCGCTTCCATCACTGCTATACATGAAGTCTCTGGCCAGATATTCGGATAAGCGAATATGTGTGCTTTCTGCAATGCTTTACGAATTTCATCATTTGAGACTGTACCGTGATAGTCGATCCCAGGGTGGTCCATGCACTTTTGAAAGAGCTCTTTATATGGTTCATCTCTCTGTGGCCATCCATATATATTGAATGAAGAGTAAACATCAAGATGGATCTTATCACTCCATTGATCATATAAAGCTTCGAATACAGGGAACAGCAATTCTAGCCCACGATGTGGCGTCGTGTGGTAGATTAAATTCAGTCCTTCTTTTGGATCTGGCTTTTCGTGAGATGGTATCGGCATGATAGCATTTTTCAAGATCATTGCTTCACTGTGCTGTATGCCATGAGCCAGGTGGTATGTATTAAATTGATAGTTTGACACAAATACAAGCTTTTTGAATCTCTCTCTTGATTTTGGATCTTTGAGATGCTGACTCTCTGGGTCATCCCACGTGTCGTGCAGCCATAATATATTGTGCTTGTCTTCATCTAAGTCACGAACACGAGAGCATATAATATTAAATTGGTCCAATAAGTTTTTATCAAGTCGACCGACTAGACCGTACTTCATCATCTCTGTTCCACCCATGGCACCAATAACACCACCGTTGGAATCGATGTTGGAGTCCATTCCTGTTACCGTAAACTTCATACTATCACCGTTTGAATATCAATTACTGAATCTACACGAAAAGAGCGCCATCCCTTTTTATCAAGATCATATACTGGCAGCACAGATTCATTCACCTTTCTATTGCTATCTTCGTTTACATCAAGATGATCTGGCAAATGAATTTTATTGAGTGTGCATCTCATATCACGAATCGTACCGTCTACTTTTGTGAACCTGACAGTACAAATATTTTCTAGCAAAGCCTGCTTAATCTCTTCCCTTGTCACCCTTGAGTACTCCAATTTCTATAAGTTGTTGACGTGTAGCTGCACAGTTATAATCCACTTCCTTTTTCCTGACAACACCTTTCTCATTTAAGAGTTGCATCAAGCATAAAAGTTTTCCCATGCCATCTTCTAGACTTTCCCGAGCTTCTTCGGTAAAACCAAAACGATAAAAATATATAGCATCGTTTGTGGCTTCAGAGCAACCCTCCATGAGTAGCAACAACAGATCATCTATGATCTTGAAATGGCTATCCAGATCATCAGAGTGCTCTTTTTTACCACCCGGGAAATGTATTACATTATCCCTCATTGTTTTTCATAATATATCGCTTGTTGGGACTACCCCAAACATCAGTAGCAGGAACACGAATAAATTTTTCGTTGGACCTTTCTGCGGCAGCAGGATTCTTGATCGTCAGAAAAACTTTTTTACCCATCTTCCAAGCTTTTTGCTTATTGATCACTACCGCAAGATCGTCGGCAATGTAATCTCGTCGGGCTGCATTACGAGCCCACTTCGAAACATTAGGCCGTTGACCTTGACTGACAAAACCTTTGGACTTGCCACCCTTCTTGCGTGCCATCTTGCACCTCCATGATTAAATCATAATACATAATATTATATATTAAACCAAAAGTCAATAGCTTTTAAGCAGCTTCATCGGACTTCTGTTTTATTACAGACGCACAAGTCTCTTCAAGTCGAGCTGCTTCTCGGGCGTAATCGTTTATTAAATTGATATCGGGAGAAGGTTTTGACTCCTCCTCCCGAATCTTTTTTCGTAATTTTATAGCTTTTGCTTCAAAGATATGAATGTAAGCATCAATTATCACTAGTTGAGTTCCTTCTTAACTTTCTCTACCAGCTCTTTACGATCTGCGGCTGGCAGCGGGATAAGACCCTTATCGACTGTAACTCCTTCGTCACCAATCATTTGATCAAGAGTCCAATAATTCACATATTCTTTGAGACCTGGAATCATGCCGATATGCTCTTTCTTTACATAGAAGAATAGACCACGACTGATTGGATAGTCACCGGATGCGATGCCTTCAAACGTTGGAGCATGTCCATCAATGATAGCACCCTTTACCTTATCTGCATTTTCATCAAGAAATGAAAACCCAAAGATACCGTAACGATCTTTATCTGCTCCAAGTTTCTGAATGATCAGATTATCATTCTCGCCTGCTTCGACATAGCCACCGTCTTCACGAACTGCACTGCATCGAGTCTTATAACCATTAGGACCTTTTTTCTTGAGACCTAACTTCTTACAAGCCTTGTGCTGAACCAATTCTACATATGCGTCACGAGTTCCCGACGTAGGAGGAGGACCCATGATTTCGATCTTAAGATCGGGTAGAGAAGGATCGATGTCACTCCATTTCTTATATGGATTCTTTACAAATTTAGAACCGTCCCATACTTCTCGTGCTGTTGCTTTGTATAATTGTATTCTTGTAAGTTTAAGTTGTTTGCCGCTCTTATTACCGGCGAGTACAATACCATCGAAACCTACCATCATTTCGACTGGTGTTACTCCGTTTGCTTTACATTTTTCTTTTTCTGATTTCTTGATTGCTCGACTTGCATTCGTAACATCTGGGTGTTTCAAACCGGTTCCTGCACAGAACAGTTTCATACCACCGCCTGTACCAGTCGACTCAATGACCGGTGTTCTATACTCCGTGTTTTTACCAAAATATTCTGCAACGGTAGTCGCAAATGGATAAACCGTCGATGATCCGACGGTCTTGATTCGATCTCTTGCGAGTGTGTCAGTTGCAACAAAAGAAAAAGCCACTGCAGCTGCAGCGGCAACAAATTTAATATTCATGTGTACCTCCTATAAATCGGACCCCAATGGTCCAAAATTATATATTCACAATTTTTCGATTGTCACAATAAATTAATAATATTATTCAGTCAGTAGCAGATGTGATGTCTTCTGTTGTGCCTCTTGAAGTGAGCATGAAAACTCTGCGGACACACGCCGAATGAACTCGTCTAATGTTTGGTTCTCACCCTGCTGCACCTGCTTGAATGCTTGCCACATCATCTCGATGCGTTGTTCTTCGTTCATAGATCTTTCCTTTCGATATCTTCCTCTACACAGTCCTGCCCGTACTGTATCTCGATAACATGTAGTGGTTCCTTCTCCTCATTTGCAAGCATATGCCAACCATTCATACCGACATGAATTGTTTCAAACTTGTGTTTTTTCGATACTAATTCTATATCAGTAGATGCTTCACTGAGAGTGTAGATAGTAGCGACTCCTTTCGCGACGAACCAGTGTTCTGATCTTTTACTATGCCTCTGCATACTCAAACGATCAAATGGATTCACAACGAGTTCCTTCAGCTTTACCTCAGGACCGTAGTCCTTGAGAACTTGATAG